GAATGAAAACCAGGTAACTAGCAAACCAGCAATGAAGAACGGAGGCTATGGAACGAGATGAATAGCCTCAAGGAGATGTTAGAAAACGATGAACGCTTTGCCAAGAACAAGGTTAGCGACGAAGAATTGCAGGCATGGCGTGAAAAGGTAGAACGCGAAGACCAGGAACGAGTTAGGCAAGCATTGTTTAATAACAGGGCACGTATCTACAAGCGAGATAGCGTGTGGGGAACCAGCGGTGAGCAGACGTTCACATTTCAGAAGTGGAATCCAAAAGTGCAACCAAATGAAAAGTTAGCCCACGATATTTGGAAAAAATCAGCAGACATCACAAAGAGAATGTTTGATAGTAATTTCAACGTTCTGTTCTATGGTGAAGCTGGTACTGGTAAAACGGCTATGGTGTTAGCAATCATTGATGCACTGAAACAACACTCGGATAAGTTGAGTATGTTTGTCAGTGTTATGGACTTACGAGAACTGATTATGTATGACTTCAACGACAATGAAGCAGCTATCAAGATAAAGAACATTGAGCGATCAATGCGTGAAGTTGATGTATTGATACTTGATGACTTTGGTTCAGAAGCGGGTGGTATGAAAAACGAAGGTAGTGCCACTGAAAGATTACAGCAGTTCTGGTTTCGAGTTGCTGAAGCAAGGCAAGTGAAAGATAAAGACGGCAACAAGCGTTACAGCACTATCGTGACTACAAATAACGATAGAGGCGATTTGGAACGCATGTACAACAAGAAGATTGTTAGCCGACTGATTACAAAAAAAGCAGAGAACACGGTTGTGTTTGACGGATTGGACGATGTCAGAGAATGAGTTATCAAATGATTTGTACAGAAAACGACAGAGTGATTATGCGAGACCCAAGAGTGTTCACGAAGTTTGATGATGTGGAGTACGCATTAGCCAAGCGCATGTGCGTTGACAGTGAACCTTGGAATTGGGGTATAGAGGAAATTTGAGGTAAACAGATGAGTGAAGTATTTGGATATAAAACTAAACACGTGTATTTTCACGGTACAAAACCTGATTGCATGAAATATATTAATGGCTTGAAGAAAATTGTTAGAAGTCCAAAGACGAAAAAGGAATCAGAAGTATTTGGGTTTGATGAACCGTTATTGGTTCGTAAGGTAGTTGACGAATAGTGACTGAATTAAAAGAAATGGGAATACAAACGAAGTTGAAGGAGTAACAAAAAACCATAAGAATAGTACATGAATACTAATCTTATGGCTTAATGTAAAGCTGTAAATCTATTTGACTATAGACTTACTGACTCGTTCCGTTGCCTCTGATGTGTCATTACCAGTTGATTGATCTGTGTGAGTCTCGCACTATATTAAAACTCTGGTCAATCATGTAAAAGGTTTCTTAGAATGGTTCAGTTAAATCTCTGAGTTTACGGAATTAATAGATTCTCGGGAAACTATTCGACCAAAAATAATCACTTTGAATCGTACTAATTACAGAAATCGGGGAAGTTGGTCAAACCTACTTCAAGCAAGAACGCCATTAAACTTCAACGCAGAAAAACTCAACATTTGGGTCAAAATAAAGACCTCCCGCTGGTTTATTTAAGCATATAAATAATGCTCAATATCAATATTATAACCTAGAAAGGAAATAAACAAGGTCAAAAAATGTCCAAATATTACGGTAATGAAATAAAAAATATTTTGATCAAAAAACACAAAACTATTTATTGGTTATCTAAGAAATCTGGTATTCCATATAGCACAATAAATCCGATTATTAGAAATGAACGTAGTCCAATGTTTGAAACCATTATTAAAATTGCGGATGCGCTAAATGTTAAAACGGATGAATTAAGGTGAACCGTTGACTGAATTATTTGGACAAGTGAATAAGCTAGATCCAAACAAAGGGTTAGTCACGTTGCAAATGAGCGATGAAGATTTGCGCACATTGCAGAAGTATCACGCAACTAATCAGCAACAAGTTCTATCAGTGATAGCTAGTGATGATAGTGAGCCAACGCCAAAACAGCGTAGATTTGCGTTTGCACTACTCAATGACATTTGGTTGTCACAAGTAGGTGGAGCATGGTTAGAGACTGTAGAAAGCACGAGAAGGCACTTTTACGGTATGTACGAGTATTACCACGGTTTAGACTTTGGCGAATTTAGTCTGAGCGTAGTCAAGGGCAACAAGTCGGGCACAAACGAGTTTATCAACATGTTATTAGATTATGCAGCACTTCACGACATTGCTTTGAGTGTGAAACCGTTGAATGAACTGGAGCCACAGGAAATTGCACGGTGGGAGTACAGATGTTTGCTAGACAAGCGCTGTGTAATTTGCGGTAAGTCTCACGCCGACTTGGCACACGTTGATAGTGTGGGTGCTAACGGCGGTAATCGTCAGAAGATAAACCATTTAGGATTGCGAGCAATGAGCCTGTGCCGTGAACACCATCAAGAGCAACATAAGATAGGCATTCAGTCATTTATGAACAAGTACCACCTGAACGGCATCAAGATTGACGAAAAAATAGCATTGGCACACGGACTGAATATAAAGTGATTTAAGCGATTAAAAGTAGTTTTAGTGTAATTATACCAAACTTATGTTTGCACAGCACAAACAGGCGTTTTGGTACGAATAAGAGCAAATTAGCAGAAAGGAAAGCATGACGATATTTAAATTTGACATTGAACCAGTGGCACAAGCCAGACCGAGAGCTGCACGTATTGGTAACAGCATCAGAATGTACGATCCGAAGAAGACAGCGAATTTTAAAACTGATTTACGCATGATGGCGCAAATAGCTGCAAGAGGAAAACACTACAAGCTTTTAGATGGCGGATTAGATGTCAGCATTAATGTATTTAGACCTATTCCAAAATCGTGGTCACGCAAAAAACACACAAAGGCGGCTAGTGGTTGATTTTACCCACAACAAAGCCGGACATGAGCAATTACATCAAAAGTATCGAAGACGCATTGAACGGCGTTTTATGGCATGACGATAATGCCACCGTAGATATACACGGTAAAAAAAGATATGCAGAAACCGGTTATTTGACGGTGGAAATTAAACAAATAGAGGTATAAAGCAATGAAAACATATTACAGCATTTATGTGAATGATGATTTCTGGAGAGCTTTTGATACAGAGCGTGAAGCTAAGAAATATTTATATGAATTTCAAAAGACACATCATGTTAAGACAGAGATTATTGCAACAGGTGGCAAGAAAAGTAATGTTGGTAGGTGAATACAATGACAATCGAAGAATACAAAAGACAGTCAATTAAACGTATCAATAAGCAAGCAGCAGTTTCGGGGGCGTTTACAAATTGTTTTGATACACGTGCGCAATCCGAACGTCAACGAACGTCAGAACGCAAGCGCAGATTAAGGGCATTGGTCAGAAGTAACATTACTGAAATCGACGTGCTTGCACAGTATTTTATGATCAGCGTGAACACGATTAAAAAGATTGCCTATTCTGCTGGTTATCGTATCAGAAATGGGCGAGTTGTGGAAAGTGTGATGAGATGAAAATAGTTAGCTTACAGAGCGTGGGATTGGGATCGATATTCAGTGGTGGTAATGGAACTATTGGTTTTAACGAACCATACATCATAACAGTTGGTGAAAATTTATATGACGGTCGTGGCTATTCGTTAGATGTCACGGTTACTGAAATTACACATTTATCTGACTATCTCACTAATAAAGACACGAATGACATAATACCTGATTATTACAAAGTCCACACATCAGACGGACACATCAGAGTGTTGCCAGCAGACAAGTACATTGCAGAATGGAGCGAATAGTTATGGAACTATCTAATCGTATTGGAAACAAAAAATGGTGTCAAACTTGCTTGAAACGCAGAGTTAATAACGGCTACATTCAATGCCTTTTCTGCCAACGAGAAATGACAAAAGAAACTATCGATTATTACAAAGCTGGTTACGTAGATGGATATGCGGCGGCACAAATCGAAATGTTGACACTGGGAACAAACAGGGCTGACGATATAAGAAAGCAACGGTTGCTTAAAGTTCCAGAAATATCAAAAGATGATTATTCTTTGGGATTTCTTGATGGTCAAAATGAATATCAAGATGATTACAGCATGAACGCAGCATTTGGTTTTGATTTATAAGGTGACTAACATGAACGAATGGCACAAGAAATTCACAGTCATTGAAATACTTTTTTATAAGTGTAGATAGGCTAGTATTAATACTTGTATGAAAATACCAAATACCGAAATAATTTTGGTACCGTGACTATGGATAAGAAATCCAATTATTAAAGTAATTGATAAGAAAAAAATCATTGAATATATCAGAATGTAAAGTATAAGTTGTGTCATATGTATTAAATTGACCTTTTATTTTTTGGTAATTATATCATTAAGAGGAGCGGAGTGTGGCAGATAGAATAGACAGATACCTAAGTGACTATTATTCGGGTGTAATCGACATGCAGATTAAGCTACGTAAGATAGAATTGCAGACACCTGAAACGGTAGATGAAAATATAGGCGGCGGCACTGCTCAAAATAAAGAGAACCGAGTTCTGGATAATCAGTTGATTATTGAAGAAAGTGATTATGCGTTACAGTCCTTTATCCGTGACAAGTGGTGCATGTCTAACTTTTTGAAGATACTCACTGAGGAAGAAAGAGCCATGCTATCCTTGCGATATGATCGTAGACGCAAGCGTAGTTGGAGTCAGGTAGCTAGAATACTTTCTAAATCAGAGAGCCAGTGCCACAGAGATTTGCAGAATGTTAAGCAGATATATCGAAAGTCAGTGTTTGCTTATCAGCCTGTGGATAACTCAGAGTAGCGAAAACATGCGAGTTTTTAGACAGTTTTTGACCTAAAAACAGTGTGATAATTGTATTGTTGATAATTATCAATCATATTGAAAACGGTATAGTAATTCACAGAAAACAATGTTAATATTATTTTCATGGTGTCTTACATGAACATTCTCGATTTACTTTGTTTAACTTCTTTCTCACTAAAAGGAGTGAGACACCGTACATAACATGTTAGTGACAAGAGTAACTTAATGTGCTACTATTTAGCACGTGGTGACCCAGGCATTCTATACTCTCCTGAAAAAAGTATTGATAATATCGTAAAAATGATATAGATCATCATAAAAGCATCTTAGGATGCTTTTTTATTTGACTTAAAAAAACTCAAAATTAAAAGGGTATTAGGGTTATTGCTAATCCATTAAAAGCAACGTTACACACGCTTCGGAAAAAGCCACTGTGTATGTAAAAATACGATAGGTTGGAATATCTATCATTACGACAGGTGGCGGAATGGGCAGACGCTATATATGAGAGACACATACGCGAGTTGGTTCGATTCCAACGTAGATCTTGGGAGATATGATGTGGAGTACAAGTGCGAGGTTCGATTCCTTGCCCTGTCAATCGCGGTACGTCCGCACAACTTAATATAGATTTTGTAAATGGTTGACTTTTTTATACATTTAGGTGTTGAATGATAGTATAAAAGAGAAAAGAGAATAATAATGGAATTAACAGAATTACAAGATTTTCTTGCACATCCAGATACAGATATGAGTTTGTTTTTTACAAGAAAAGTATCAAACAATTTAAATTTTATTTCTTACAGATCTGCAGTTGGCGATAACATTCGCGATACTTTGATGGATTTATTTGTAAATTACGTTAACAGTCTGATTTTGGAAAATGCTGAAGTAGAGGAATATAACCCTACGGGTGTTGCGGACGGAACATATGAAACGGTTAATACGTCCGAAATTTCGTGTTACAGCCAATATGAAGATAGTCTTGCTGATGCTAATAATAATGAAGATCTTGAAGACGAAGCAGACAACTTAAATTTTTATACTGTTATTTTGACCAATCATACTCTGCATCAAAGTTATAAACTAATTAGGAGGGTTACAAAATTTAAGAGACTCTATTCTAAGGGTGTTGTTGCCTTCTTTAGAGGGCAAGAACTAAATAGAATTGATGCAAAGATGATTGGTCTTGACGGTCAAATTGATATTATTCAGCATGATAATGAATTGTTATTATTGAATCATATAGCTATTGAACGTGTTTTCTTCATGGATGAAACTTTTAATTCAAAAGCTACTGAAATGTTAACTCTGATCAAAACAGGAGGATATATCACAAATTTTGACGATTTTGAAGAAGCTTGTCTAAGTGACAAACGAATACAAAAGACAATTACAAAAATGGCAAATGAAGACATAAATTGGGAGAATGCCTTAAACAACTTTGATGAGGTAATAACCACAATTGACATGTTTGATTTGAACATTGAGTATAACCAGATTCCGAAGAACACGCTTATTTTTGAATCAAAAAACCAGGTAATGCCAATACTTAATTTAGTCAGAGATTCGTATTACAGGACATTAATTAATAATCATTTAGGAACTGACAAAAGAATTGGTTGAAGTATCACATTTATGAACTAAGGAGGGTGAAAATGAAAAAAATATATAAGTTTGTTGTCAAATCTTCTATGTTCATCTGTTCGTATTTTCCACTTTATTTACTATTAATAATTTCTAACTATGATTATATTTTTAGAATCAAACCAAAGGATAAAATCGATGGTCTATATTTGGTAATTTGTTTTGTCCTAATTTTTTTCATTATTATTTCTATTTTTGTTTCTAGTATTAGTTTGGGATCTAAACCAAATGTACGCACCTTAACGATTGAACAAGTAAAAAGGCCAACAGATACAATTATTAGCTATGTTGCAACCTATATTTTACCAATGACTACTATTGAATTTGGTAAGAATTTTTCGAACTTAATGATGAACGTTATGTTTTTCTGTTTTATCGGATTATTGTACACTAAACTTGGATTAATTTATATGAACCCGATTTTTGTTTTATTTAATTTTAAACCTTATGATGCAAAAGGTAAGATTATATTTTCTAATTTACCATACGAAAAAATTTCACAAAAAGGTATTACTTGGAATGCAACCTCAATAGGAGGATTTGTTTATGTAGTACGAAAAAAATATAATGAAAAGTCATTAAAATAATATTTTTTGATTGACAAAAAGCGCTCCCGGTTATTGGTATAGATTTAACCGATTTCGTGAAGTTGATAGGACATTGCACACTGGTCAGATGTCGATTTCTAACTGTTGGTGGTAAATTCAGTTAGATGTACATAAAAACTAAACAGGTCGATTTCGACCTGTTTTACATATGTGATATACACGCACCTTAACGGGTGCTTTTTTATTGGAGAAAATTATGAAAACATTAGAAAGTTTAAGCAATAAATTATTTGAATATACGATAATTCACCATGACACGATAGAAATATTAGCTTTAAAGATTGGTATTCCAGTTAATGATTTATTAAGAATACAGAGCGAAAATAAATTTGTAAATCCTAAATCTATTTTGTTGGTGCAGAAGTTCTTTGACGAAAAGGATGAGTTATGAAAATAGATGACGAGTATTGACTTGTCGCCAGTGATGATGAGTTAAACATCTACCGTAGGCTAGACAAGCAACAAAAATATAACAAGAAACACAAGAAGGCATCTAAACGCAAGTCGAATACAGACAAGCGCAAAGATGCCTTTTATGATGATAGGAAGTGACAGTGATGGCCAATATTAAATGGACTGATGAACATAAGAATAGAGTTACGGAGTTAGGTAAGCAAGGCTTGTCATCTAGCAAAATAGCGCAACGGTTGTTTGATGAATTTGGTGTCAATTTAGGCAGACGGACTGTTTCACGATACCTATCAACAGGACATACTAGCAGTAGATATGACAAATTGAAAAATAATACGAACAAAGTCAAAGATGTGAAGCGTGGCACTGAAATTGTCATCAATAAGGACGGTAGCACAACATCATCTACTACTATGCAGATGACTTCTGAACAGGCTAAAGACCCAGAGTTCGTATTAAGAGCGCACGGCTTTAATCCTGATGATTGGGATATTGTATCAGCACGCAATAACTTCTGGCAACAGAACAGCGTTGAGAATGGATTGATTGATTTGTATCAGTCTAAGATTACGGTTAAGCCTAAGTCAGATGATGAATTAACGTTTGAAGATATTACCGAAATACTAAAGCAGGAAATTGAACCGTACACGGTGAAGCAAGTAGCGCACAGCGATCACAATTTAGTGATTCCACTTCCCGATTTGCACTTTGGTGTGACTAAGAGGCAAGACGTTCAAAACCACTTAGACAGAATGCTAGATGTCATTAACAAGGGTTACAAAACGATTGTGATTGAACAGTTGGGCGATCTATTCCATTCTAGTCAGATGTGGTCATCACAGACTTTGAAAGGTACATTGCTTGATGAAGTTAATATGGTAACTGCTTGGAATGATGCCAAATGGTTGTTTGATGTGTTAGTTACAGCGACACTAAAAAACAGCACCAAAGTATACGTTAAGCAAATGGCAGGTAACCATTCCGGTAACATGGAGTTTGCGTTTATGGAGTACCTACAAGCTAAATATCCACAGGTAGTCGTTCATAACAATATCAAGTTCCGTGACGCCTATTTATTGGATAATGTAGGCATTATGATAGCTCATGGTGACTTAGCACCTAAGAACTTGCCTATGTTAATGGCTAATGAGTTTGGTGGTGTCTGGTCATTATCTCACAGTAAAGAGATACACAAGGGTCACTTCCATAAAGAGAAAACAGTTGATGAAGGTGGCGTGATTAGTCGACAACTTGGAACAGTCAAGCCTAATGACAAGTATGAGATTATGAACGGTTGGACGTTATCCAAAAAAGAGCTATATGCACTTGAATATGATAGCAACAAGTTAGTTGCCGAGTGGCACGTTTAGGAGAATGATATGCCAGAAGATGAAATGATTAAAATCAGGAGTAAGTTAGATAAAACAGCTGATCTAGCTATTGACAATGGTAAGGCTATATCTAAGTTAATGGAAAATAATGTGTATTTAATCAAAGAAATGATATTGATGAAAGTAGAGATGATAATCATGGAAATTGTCGCTTTTGTCTTATTGATTGTGTGGCTACTTAATTAACGAGGAGATTTTTATTTTCTAATCCAACCCACGTCTCTATATAGTATAATCATTCTATCGGAGGTTGGAGATGAAGAATTTTGATTGGTTTACTAATGTTATTGTACCTAGTATATTAACGTTTATATTCATGTTATTAGCTTTTATGAGAAACAAACTTTGGTTCCTGTTATTAGCGCGTTCCAATAAGAGAATTGCTAATAGGCTATCAAAATTTCATAGCTTTATTCAGTGTGTTGTTTTAAAAGAAATAAATGGAAAAGCACGTTTCTATGACGATTCATCAAAATACGAAATGAAACACACTGTAGAATTTGCCAAATTCAAAGATAAAATAAAAAGCTCTGAACTAATTGAGTTTAAAGATATGAATGGTTGGACTGCCCATGAAGATAACAAAATCAAAGAATTTTATTATTTTCTTAATATAAGTGAGGCTAAAAAGAAAAAGTACGTATAAATCGCATAAGCGCTTTTTATTTTGCGGTGACTTACGGAGAGAATGTAAGTGTTTATCCAAAATAATTCAGGATAAATGCTTTTTATTTTTCACTAAATTTGAAAGGAGGTGACACAATGACATGAAATTAACGCCAAAGCAGAAGAAGTTTGCTGATGAGTATATCAAGACTGGAAACGCTATGCAGTCAGCTATCACGGCCGGATATAGCAAAGAATATGCTAAAGCCCGTTCATCTAAGATGTCGGAAAATGTCGGAATAAAATCATACATAGAAAAACGTATGGAGCAGATAGCTTCACCTAATATTTTGACAGCTGAACAAATACTTGAAAGACTTACAGGAATAGTTACTGGTGAGATAACAGAGACAGTCGTTGTGGCAACTCCTATCGGTGTAGAGAAGACAGAAAAAACCGCTGATTTTAAGACACAAATTAGTGCTATGCGGGATATTATGAAACGTTATCCAAACAATGACAAACTCATTGAGCAACAGATACGCAAATTGAGCGCTCAAGCTGATGTGGCACAGATACAAGCTAAGCGCATGGCAGAGGGTGAGCAAAACAGTAGTGTCAATGTGAATATCGTGTTACCAGAGCAGGAGGACAACAATGGCGAATGACTTAGTGATTGATGTTCCTGAAATGGTTGATAAGGCATATTACAAGCTGTACACATCAAAACAGCAATACATTGCATTGAAAGGCGCGCGTGCTAGTGGTAAGTCAGTAGCCACCGCATTCAAGGTTGTGATTGATATATTGCGCTATCCGTATGTTAATTGGTTAGTTGTAAGACAATTCCAGAATACACAGAAAGATAGTACGTTTGCCATTATCAAGTGGGCTGTTCATTACATGGGACTTGATGATTACTTCAAATTCACCGTTAGTCCACTAGAAATAACTTACAAGCCAACACAACAAAAAGTGTTCTTTCGTTCAATGGACGATCCTTTGAAAATCACATCAATTACAACAACGGTTGGAAAGATATGCCGTAGTTGGTGGGAAGAAGCCTATGAGTTAAAAAGTGATGATTCATTCCAGACTGTGATTGAATCTATGCGTGGTGAGTTGCCTATTGGCGGCTTTTACCAACACGTCATTACATTTAACCCATGGAGTGACAGACATTGGTTAAAGCGTGAGTTCTTTGATGTTGATACAAGACGTAATCACGTCTTATCTTTCACCACAACTTACAAAAATAACCACCATTTGAACGATGACTTTATCGAAGCTATGAAAGAAATGGTGGTGCGCAACCCTAATCGTGCAAAAGTTGCTGTGTTTGGTGACTGGGGTATATCAGAGGGACTTGTGTTTGATGGTTTGTTTGAACAACGAGACTTCACTATGGAAGAGATTGCTAAGCTGCCTAAGTCAATAGGATTAGACTTTGGATTTAAGCACGATCCAACCGCTGGTGAGTTTATGGCAATAGACCAAACAAACAGAGTTGTGTATGTCTATGATGAGTTCTATCAACAAGGAATGCTCACACAGGCGATTGCGCAGGCATTAGCGCAACATAAGGCTTATGGCTTGCCAATCACAGCAGATAGCGCAGAACAGCGTCTAACAACTGAATTAGCTAGTGTTTACGGTGTACCCAATCTACGTACGGCTGGTAAGGGTAAGGACAGTGTGATTCAAGGCGTGCAGTACATGCAGAGCTATCACTATGTTATCCACCCAAGAGTTAAAGGACTATTAAGTGAGATGAACACTTATGTGTATGACAAAGATAAGCTGGGTAACTGGTTGAACAAGCCGAAAGATGAAAATAACCACGCTATTGATGCCTTGAGATATGCAATGGAACAATACATGTTCGTCGCAAATAATCACTACATGAGCTATCAAGAACGTGCGCAAGCCGTCAAGAATTTAGGACTATAAAGGAGTTACAATGCAAAAGATTTTTAGTGATAATAAAAAAGCTAATTTAATCTATCAAGACAGCTTGGATAATCTGACGTCACAACGTGTTATGCAGTTTGTCAAACATCATAATCAGTATCAGAGACCACGACTTGAAAGGTTAGACGAGTATTACAAAGGGTTGAATGTTGGTATTTTAGAGCAGGAGAGCCGCCGTGTTGATGAAGACAAGGCAGACCACAGAGCCGTACACTCATTCGGTAAATACATTGCTGACTTTCAAACATCATTTAGCGTGGGTAATGCAATTTCTGTTCAACATGACGATGACACGAGACTTGATACAGTTGAAGACACCAACAACTTTGATGAGATTAACAGTGATCTATTCTTAGATATGACACGTTTTGGACGCGCCTATGAGTATGTATACAGAGGACATGATGACATTGAACACAGTGTGGCGTTAAGCCCACTAGAAACATTTATCATCTACTCACTAGACGTTGAGCCACAACCAATTATGGCGGTGCGCTATCACTTGATTGATACCATTGATGATGATGTTATCTCAAACGAGTACCGTGTTGAGACGTGGACTTCAACAGAATACACAAGCTACCAACCAACATCAATTAATGGCACACCTGTACAAGATGAAGCAAGCGAACTATACGTGTTCCCGATGATTGAGTACAAGAACAACAAGTTCAGAATTGGTGACTTTGAGAACGTTATTCCGCTGATTGATTTATATGATGCAGCACAATCAGATACAGCCAACTACATGACTGATTTGAATGACGCTATGCTTGTCATCAAGGGTGATATTGATACATTATTGCAAGGTTCAAGCATGATGAGTGGTATTGACCCAACAAATGAGAGTGCAGCAATGCAGCTAGCTAAAGACAAGATGGAAATGTTGAAGTCCATGAAGTCGGCTAACATGTTGCTGTTAAAATCTGGCGTATCAATGACGGGTCAACAGACGAATGTTGATGCAGGCTATATCCACAAAGAATATGATGTGACTGGTACAGAATCATACAAGGATAGGCTGGCGCATGATATTCATAAGTTCTCACACACGCCCGATTTAACAGACGAAAACTTTGCAGGTAATGCCAGTGGTGTTGCCATGAAGTATAAAGTATTGGGAACGATTGAATTAGCAAGTACCAAACGCAAGGCTTTTGAAGCCGGTTTGTATCAACGCTATAACATCATCAAAGCACTAGAAAATCTATCAGCAAGTGGCATGAGTGTAGATCCAAACGAGATTAGCTTTGTGTTTACAGATAACATGCCGGTTGATGACGTTACAACCATTGCACAAGTGGTTAGTGCAGGTGCTAGAGTGCCACAAGAGTATCTGTATCAGTTTCTACCGAACGTGACTGACCCTAGTGAAATTACTGATTTGTTGGCGCAGGAGCAGGCTACACAGGTACAACAAGCTAGAGACAGTTATGGTGTGCAAGTAGATTCAGAAAAGGCAGATGACGCAAATGGCACAGAGACCGAAACAAACTAATAAATATTGGGAAAAGCGTCTTAAGCAAGAGCAAGCTTACATGAACAAGGCTACGAACACTGATGATATTGTCAGACGGTATGATTTAGCCATTGATGATATTACACGTAAGATTGAAGCCGAATATGCAAGACTTGAATTACGTGGCTTTGAACGTAACATTGTTGAAACTGCCGACATTGGAGCTTATGAACGTGAAGCTAAGGAGTTAGTAGCATACGCTAACAAATTGCGTGACAAGTTAGGTAGAAATGCCGCTAAAACAGACTTTACAGCCGAAATGAACAGACGAATGAAAATCTATAACGCTACAATGCGTATCAATAGACTGGAATATCTCAAATCACAGGTTGCACTATCACTGGTTAAGGCTGGTATTGATACTGATGTTGACCTACAACAAGAATTATCAGACAAGTATGTCGCCGAAAAGGCACGTCAGGCTGGTATTTTAGCTTCAACAGTCGTACCAATGTCACACACTAAGCTATTTAAGATAGTGGCTGCACAAGTTGATGGTGCTAACTTTAGTCAAAGAATATGGCAGAACACAGACGTTTTAAAGGCTGAATTGGACGTGTTGCTGACTAACAATATCATTCAAGGACAGAACTCTAATGTGATTGCAAGACGTTTGCGAAGTTTGTTAAACGGTCAATACAAAGATAACGCTAGGTATATCACCGAACGATTAGCACGAACAGAGTTTACACGAGTGATAGGGCAAGCGCAGAAAGACAGCTACCGTGAAAATGATATTGAGTATGTCAAGTGGATGGCTGAATCTGGTGCGTGTCGCTATTGTGTCGCTGCGTCAGAGGGCGGTTTACGAGGTGAAGGCATCTACAAAATAGATCATGAACCAAATTACCCAATGCACCCCAATTGCCGCTGCAGTTTAGCAGCTTATTATGAATAACTTGAACACTGACGAAAGTTGGTGTTTTTATTTTGTCCTAAGCATGACATTAAAAGGCTGTTACATAGCGTGTATGGGTTGTTAGCGTGTCGTGTGTGGGTTTAATCGTGCATGGGGCAATATAAGCGCTAATCAACGTGTATGGACTAATACAAAGGAGAAATTATCATGACAGAACCAATCGAACCAAAAGAGCCAGTAGAACCAAAACAACCGGAACCAGAAGAGACCAAGACATTAACGCAGAGTGAACTTGACAGCTTGATGGATAAGCACACTGCAAAAGTCTTGGAAAAACAAAAGGCTGACTTTGAAAAACAGTTGGCTGAAGCAATTAAACAAGGTAAGACAGAGGGCGAGAAGTTGGCTACAATGTCCGCTAAAGAAAAGGCGGAAGAAGAGGCAAAGCAACGCCTTGCAGACCTTGAAGCACGTGAAAAAGAATTAAACGAGCGTGAATTAACTGTCAACGTATCAAGCCTGTTGAAAGAGCGTGAATTGCCTACTGATTTAGCTGAATCGTTGGTTAAACTTGGCAATGCTGATGAAATCTCAACCGTTGTTGACAGCTTACAACAAGCAATTCAACAGGGTATCAACGATGGTGTTAAAGACCGTCTACGTCAAGACCCACCAAAGAATGACGCAACAAAAATCAATGGTGATATTGGCAAGGTGGAATTTAACGCTATGACTGCAGCAGAACGTGTTGCTTTTGCGAAGAGCAACCCAGAACAATTTAAACAGATTACAGGAGAATAAATAAATGTCTACATTAACAAAAATAGCAGATTTGGTAAATCCAGAAGTATTGGCACCAATCGTGTCATACGAATTTAAGCAAGCAATGCGATTCACACCGTTGGCAAGTGTTGACTCAACACTGCAAGGACGTTCAGGTGACACATTGAAGTTCCCAGCATTCACTTACATTGGTGACGCAAAAGACGTTGCAGAAGGTGAAGCAATTCCATTGGATAAGCTTGGTACAACGACTACGAGCGTTAAGATCAAGAAAGCTGCCAAAGGTACAGAAATTACAGATGAAGCAGTATTGTCTGGATATGGTGACCCTGTTGGCGAATCTACAAAACAATTAGGCTTGGCAATCGCTAACAAGGTTGATAATGACATCTTGGCTGCTGCATTGACAGCTTCACAAACAGTTAAGTTTTTTGCAACATCAGACGGTGTTCAATTAGCGTTGACACTATTTGCAAAAAATAGCGATCAAGACGATTCACCTGTTGTAGCTTTGTTTAACCCAGCAGATGCAGCAGCATTGCGCAAGGCAGCACGTGCAGAGGGTACAGGTTCAGACGTTGCACAAAATGCTTTGGTAAATGGCACTAAGTTTGCAGTGCTTGGCGTGCAAATCATCGAATCTAACAAGGTTACAGCAGGACAAGCTATCTACATTAAGGTAAACTCAAGTGTTCCAGCTTTGAAATTGGTTTTGAAGCGCGCGGCAGAAGTGGAAAACCAACGCAACGCCATCAACAAGACTACTGTGTTGACTGCCGATGAACATTACACAGCTTACTTGTACGACCCAACAAAGGTTGTTGTAGCAAAAGGCTGAGGCTAATGGTATTACATTAAGTCAAAAGACAGCAACAATTAAAGTTGGTGCAACTAAGCAAGGGGCGGCTATTAAGGAGGTGATGATTTGAAACTTAGCGATTTAAAAACTATGCTACAAATCAAAGATAATAAGCGTGATGATATTCTCAATCTTATTATCAAAAACACAACTCAAGCATTGTCATTTAAATTAGGTTTAAAGGCTAGTGTCTCTATCCCCGATGTCTTAGACTATATTGCACTTGAAGTGTCTGTAAAGCGCTACAATCGGCTTGCTAACGAGGGGATGAGTTCATATACCCAAGAGGGACAAAGCATTACATTTAGCGCAAATGATTTCGATGAATTTGCAAAGGTTGGTGATTATGTAGGCGGAGCAGAATTAGTTGGTGAAGCAATAGCTAACATCACCGAAACCGGAACAGAAACAAGTGTGCAGGACTTCGGCGACATCACCACCAAAAACCTTGTTATACG